GTCCATACCTAGGCACTCACGAACCACTCTCTTGACTACCTGTCCAGGCGTGCTCTTCTTGTAGATGCTCGTCAAGGAATCTGTTCCTATCATGCGATTGATCGGCTTGTTGGGGTCGATGGATTCCTTTGCAGACCTAAGCGCATCAGGTGATGGTGCACCCTTCTCACCGGGCTTCCTCATCTTCTCACCAGAACCAGCAGCAATGCGCTTTCTCTTAGCGTGGATGTTTGCCCAGAGGCTCTCACGTAGATCCTTGTCAGCACCGTGATATGTGCCCTTGCCCTTAGTGACATAGGAGTTGACTCGAGCCATACCCCACTGCTGAGGAGTAGTGCCGGGACGGTGACCAGTTCTCCAAGCAGCAACCCCGCGCTTATAGACCTTTCGTAGAGTACCAATAGAGATGCCCGAAGCCTTAGCCTTCTTTGCTAGACCAGTCTCTGCTGCTTCATCGATAGTGATATCGTCTATCTCAGTCTCTTCTCCAAACTTAGCTCTATAGGCTTTGGTATGCTTAGACAACTTGGTCTTTGCAGTTGCATCACCAGGAGCCGGTTCATATGCAGCAGGATTCTTTGGGTCCATCTTGCTTGTCTTCTTCCAGTGCGCGGCTCTTGCCTTCGCGGTCGACGCGGAAAGACCGGACACATATGCCTTGGTCAGGCCGGATTCTTTGTGCTTTGGGTTCTTATCCATTTAACACCTTGCAAACTTCCATATATTTATAAAATCCTATCTTGAGATCTCTTCCCAGTCCATTGATGCATAGACACCCTCGCCATTAGTTTTAGATGCAAGCACAAGAGAAATCTCAAACGGTGTTCCGGTCAAAGTGTTTCTCTCTAGCTGAAAGCTGAATAGTGCTTCTTTGAGAATATCCACAGACACGCTGGTGCTTTGCGTCGCCGTAAAGTAACCAGAGGCAAGGATTCTTCCACCCGAGGTACTAGTACCTGTTATATTATATTCAACAGAACTATCAGTACCTGCACTTACCCATGTTCCAGCTGCTGTGGTGGCGTTTGCTCTCACCTGCCAGTTGAAGTTACTTGATGTGTCGGCTATGCAAGATATAGCAGTGAGAATGACTACAGCATCTAGTGCTGTGGCTTTTAATCTCAATGATACAATTGGATAAAACGTCCCTGCTGTAGTCAAAGTACGTGCTGCGTTTATTGGAATACCTATTGCCTGCTGCGAACCTCGAAGCTCATATCCACCCTCGCTTATGACAGTTGAGCAGACTTGCTTAAGAGTACTAACACTTGCTGTTGCAGCTGTGTTCTTAATTTCATAACGAAGAGGAAGAGACGCAGTAGTCATATAGGTTGATTCGATTAGATTTGCGTGATGGAATGAGTGGCAGTGGATTAACTTACCGTCAATGACAAACCCGCACCTTACAGTACCTAGGCCTAGCCACTCAATATCAAAGAATGCAATCTGTGCCTTAGAGATATCCAGAGTAATTCCTGATGGACTTGAACTGACATTTCCAAGAAGCGTATCTACGTTCCAGTTTGCTTGCGATACTCTCGTTTCGGTTACTGCGCCAGTAACATACGAACGTTCGACAAAGTTAAGTGTCGTACCGTCAAGTTCAAGATAGATCCCGTTTTGAGCACCAAAGTAGCCAACGCGCTGGCGCAGGTTTGCCTTAGGTGTATTCATGACGAATGTGTTTAGTGACTGTAGAGACTTACCTGGCTGGTAAGAGAAGACCTTGGTTGTCTCGCGTACAATCTCGGCATTTGCTGTTGTAGGAAGATTTAGTTCGATTAAGCCAGCGTTGGCATTATGGGCGTAAGTCGCACCCGCTGTATTTGATGTAACCCACAGACCATTGTCCTTGAAGCGGTGTGAGGAATCAAACAGAGTAAAGGGTGTTGATATTCTTAATCTACCAAACGCATCAACAGCTACTCCGGAAGGATTAGCTACAATGGGATTATTGGAGTTTACAACTCTTCCGTTTTGATCAGCCAACATGACCACATCAAAGATGGTCTTACCATCAGAAAGATATTGCTGTGTGTCTTTTCTAAACTGAGCCATAGGTGTTATGCCTTATATCGTGTTATTGTCATGGTACCATCTGGCTTGTGCTCTACGTGGTGCCCGTGGAACGTAACGTCTGGGTGAACCTTCTTTAGTTCCAGCGCGGCTTCTATGTTCGCCATGTGGTCGTCGTAGAGGTGAACTTCTTTGTATCCGTGTGCTTTGATTGCATCGGATATGATCTTTGCTTTTGCGTGATGGGTTGTTAGGCCCACGTTGCCAGCTCTCCGCACGTGCGTGTTTCCGGGGCTTATATCGACCCCGAACTTCTTCCACGTCTTTGCAAACTTATCTTTATCGTCAAAGTCAGAGCGAGCGGTCAAGATTTCAGTCTTGCCGCCCATCTTTTTGATCGCTTTCATCTTGGCAAGCATCTTGCGGATAGGCTTTGCCTTGTCAAACTTGTCGGCAGACCTAAACTCCGAGTAGTCGTAGCTGTGACCGTGCGGGAGCTTGTGGTGGTTATACTCCTGGGGATCTAGGGAGGTTACTCTCTTGCCCGACGGATCTAAGACGTGCACTCTGGTAGAGTCGGTGTGCATCAAAGTCTTGTCCACGTCAAAGTAGTGTATGCTCTTACCCGTAGCTTCTAGGAGCTGGTCGAAGAAGGTCTCGATACCCGCAGCTTCCCTTATGACTCGCACAACCGTCTGATAGCACTCGGACACCCGAGACTTCATGGGCCTGATGTTCTTGTTCTTGTGGGCAACGAGTATCATCGACTGAGTCTTCTTGAGGTCGCCGTACTCTTTCTTTCTCTGCGCCCTGGTGCCACCCTTGGTCTTCCTGAACTTCTCCAGCTCTGAGTGACTGACATGGCTGAGCTCGGGTCTGCGCACTATGTCTACGTGCTGAGCTCTACCCGTCTTTGGGTTGTATCCGTGCACATTGACACCGCCCATCTTCCTCATCCTCTGCCAGATGCCCAAACCGCCGACGGACTGCTCCTTGCCGGTCAGAATGTGGTTGTGCTTCGTGATGAGGTGATGATACAGCTTGTGTATCCCCGCGCCTGGGCGGGCAACAACCATCTCGATAGAGTGTGATTTTCCGTCCTTGAATGCACTGACGTGGGCGTCTAGCTTTCCGTCGTGTCCAACCACAGCGTATTGATGTTCACCGCCTTCATTGACTCCATGGTAGACCTTCCTACCGTCTTCCATAGTAGAGTGATATCTGAGCTTCTTTGTCGCTCTCTGATCGGTCGCTTTCTTTAGGACGCCTACATCTTTATCTAGATATCTCTTGTAGGCAAACCCTCTGGCTGATTTCTTAATATCGGTCCTAAGAACCGCCTCGTCTAGGTCTTCCATCAGAACACTGTTCCCTTTGCCTTCTTAGCATTTATGGACTTTGAGTGATCAATGAAGCCCCTAAGTCCCCACATCTGGAGTCTTCTCTCCAGTTCCTTATTTTCAGCGTCGAATGCTTTATTGTTCTTGTCCAGATAGTCCTCGATCGCATCTGAATCTACTACCGGGTTGCCTGACACTAGGCCTAGTCCGCGGATATCGGCCGTGGACTCCTCCTTGATCTTTGCTTTCTTGACTGTCTTTAGCGCCAGCCTGCGCTCTTGCTCCCTGCGAGCCTTGAAGCCGACGATGTCGTTCCTCTTCGCGTACCTGCCGAGTGAGATATTAGAAGTTTCAGGACCGATCTCGATGTCCATCGCCCTGCGAACGTCACCGTACAGCTCCTCTGAGTGCTCTGGAGAGACGTAAGACGGGATGCCCTTCCTGAACTCGGCGTAGTTGTTGTCCATAGCGTACCCGCGCATCTTCGACGCGGACATGCCGGCCACGCCCTCTCCGTCTGGATCACGCTCGCCGGCAGAGACGACGTTGATCTTCTTGAAGTTGAACTCTCCGTTGGGGCCGTTATACTTGTCGAGCAACTTCTTGTACTCCTCGACGCGATCGGAGCCCGCTACCATAGTGACGTGAGTGGCGCCCTGCTTGTACAGCTTCTTTAGTTGATGGATGAAGGTGGGATTCTCGCTGTCTGCCACGTCGATGCTGGCGCCTGGAAAGAACCTGCGAGCGTGTCTCAGCTTCTGCTCGGCGCTGAGAGGGTTCTTCTCGGGATCCTGAGAGTGCGAGAGTACGATCGAGTACTTAGCGTCGTTAGCCTTCGCGATCTCCTTCACCTTGTCTACCAGCGCGCCGTGGCCGACTGTAGGAGGATTCATTCTACCGAACGCGAAGACGTGGTGATTCTCGTCGGGCGGTGGCGCCGCAGTCTCGGGATCGCCCCTGCCGCGGTTGTTAGCGAAGTTGAGCCTGGAGAACTCGGCGCGGTCGACTAGCTTGGTCGGTCGACCGTTCCTGATAGACACGAAGCCCTCGGGCTTTACCCGCTTGCCGCCGACCGTGTGCTCGAAGTCTGTGGGGTTACCGAGCGCCTGGACTAGAGTATCCTTGGCCCTCTGCAGGTGGTGGTGCAGCTTAAACGCAGCGTCGTAGTTGGCCCTATTGCCGTCGATGTCGTCGATCAGCTCGTTGTAGGCCTCTGCCTTCTTCTGCTTGCCCGCTGCGGACTTAGCCTTCCCTACCTCAGCGTCTCTGCGCTTGATCAGCGACTCCATGTAGCCCTTGGTGGAGGGAGTAGTGCCGTCGCGAACTGTGCCGTTGATGTATGGCTTCAGGTAAGCGTCGTGCTTAGCGAGCTTGCCGAGGGTGTCTTCGCCAGCCTGCTGATAGGCCTCTAAAGCCCTCTTCTTGTGGTCCTGATACGCCGCTCTCAGCTGCCGAGTATAACGAGTTCCAGATAGATCGTTCACCTCGGGGTTGACTAAGTTGACCGCGGGGTCCTGCCTGAACTTAGAGTGGTCGACGTCGAACCCGGCCTTCATGTCGTCTAGGCGCTTGCCCTTGTACTGGGTGTGCACGACGAAGCCGATGTCGGACGCGGCGATCTTTCTTCCCTGAGCGGAGTCTCTGTCTGCGGAGTACGTGATAGTGTTTGGAGCGAACTTGAGCTTACCGCCTTCTTCCTCTACGTCTGGCTTCTCGTAGAGGAAGTCTCCCTGATAGACGCCGCCCTTAGCGGGCATGACCTTCGGTAGGTGCTCTAGAGCAGCCTTTAGTTTTGCCACGAGACCGGGCGCGTGACCGTGGTTATTCTCGACGTCTTGCGGCGTGTAGTTGATTTTAGGATTCTTATTGAACGCTGACTTCGATGCCACGAAGAACTTACCGTTCTCTGGGTTGATCCCGAAGACGACTGACGGTGAGCCGTCGTACTTCGTCGTGATCTTCGACTTCGGCCTACCGCCCGTGAGGAGTGCGTGGAGGTCTTCGAGGTTGTCTGCCGCGTGCCCCGCTCCCTCATCGCCGTCGTGTATGATGTGATCCTCGGCGTGCTCTAGGTGCTTGAGCTTATCGACGTCGAGCGACTCGAGGAGGAACTGCGAGAGAGAAATCATTTAATTACCGCCGCACCTTTAGTCGTTTTCGCTGTCTTCCTCGGCGACGAAGCTAGCTTAGCGTTGACTTGATTACCGGCAAATGCACCGTGGGTCGACCTGTGCTCGATGTCTAAGATCGGCGTGCCGGTGTGATCGTGGATCATGACTCGGTTGCCCTTCTGCACCGCGCGTAGGCTCTGAGCGTTTCTAAGCAACTGAACGTGCTTCTTCTGCTCGATGGGCTCGGCCGTGCCCTTCTCACCATTGACGTAGTCATACGGTGCAGACTTATCGTAGCCGAGCTTCATCAGCATCTCCATGTGCTTGACCTTGTCGGCGTGCGACGCGGAGTTAAAAGAGTCCGCGTGGTGCTGAGCAGACTCTAGCTGGGTGTCCTTGTAGATGCTCTTGACGGCTGGATCGTTGCGCTTATCCTTGATCTCTTTAACGCTCTTACCCTCGAGTCCTGCCTTCTTAGCGCCCTTCTTCCAGATCGAGTCAGTATTACCGCCGATGCCTGTATCTTGACCATGCGCGTTGAACGTACCGATGCCATTGTTAGAGAGCGTGCCGGTAGTGGCCTTGAGGGACGCGCCGTGGATCTTCCCCGACTTAGTCTTGACTACTACGTCGTGCGGATTCTGACTGCGGTTAACCGCGCGCCCGACCAGATCATCGATGCCCTTAGAGGTGTGGTGTACCTCGTTAACGTCTGCTGCAGAGATACCTTGCTTGTGCAGAGAGTCGAGATAAGCGTCTGCAGATCGGTGGGCGCGCTGGATCGCGGTGTTTCTTATCGAGGCCGGCAGCAGCGCCTTGTCAGACTCATGGGCGGTCCTCATATCAGCTATCTTTTGCTGGTAGGCTTTGTTCTTGTTCAGAGCGGCGCCAGACTTATCGTGAAGTGCTAGGGCCGTCTCGCGCTCATAGACTCGACCCATTACCTCGTTGTGCATGCTACCTTCATTTTCAAAGAGAAAACTTATGAATCTTAGCATCGGCATTATCCTCACAGCATGGCGGTTTAGTGTATTTATACGAAAAGGGGACCGAGCCTTTCAGCTCGATCCCCGTATTCAAAGAGTAAGACTGTCGGGCGGAACCCCACCGTGCTCCCGACTGTTCCTTTCGGTAATCCGCTATGCCTCTGCTTGTCTAGATCAAGCAAGTCCTACTTCATTGAACTTATTTATACAG